TAAATGTTGTTGTGCTGAAAGTGATTGTATGGAAAAGAATAAATTAGCAACTCCTATTAAAAAACAACCAAAACCAACATTAGAAGATGTTATGAAAATATTAGCAAAATTAGATATACCGCCAACCATAGCGGAACAAAAAGAACCATTAGATTTAGAAACAAGTATTTAATAATATTATATTAATATAAAGTATGAAAGTTATATTAATTAAATCCCCTAATGCTAAAAAGAAGTTTAGAGCAATAACTCCTCATAAGGTTATTGATTTTGGTGCGAGTGGTTATAGCGATTACACTAAACATAAAGACCCTGATAGAAAATCAAGATATTTAGCAAGACACGCAAAAAACGAAAATTGGTTAGACCCTTTAACTGCCGGATTTTGGAGTAAATGGATTTTGTGGAATAAACCGACGATACAAGAAAGCATTAGAGATACAGAAAGAATATTTGATTTAAAAATAGATTATAGAAATTAATTATATTAGTATATATATAATGGAAGGAGGTTTTAGATATTTTGGTAATAAAAAATATAATAATTCTTTGTTAGGTAGAGGAGGTTTTAGATATATTACTGATTATAATTCTATGTTAGGTAGTGGTAGAAGGTGTGAGTTTTGTATGCGTGGTTATGGTGTAATGCCTATAAGAAATCCTTATAACTATTTTGATAAAGGTATTGGTGGTTATTTTGGAAATCCTAATTTAGGAGGAATATAATATATTTTATTCTTAAAACTACTTAAAAATAAAATATTACTATAATATATAAAAAGATGGTTAAAACGATTAATGTAGGAATATACGATGTTATTAAGAAAGATTTAGAAAAAGGTTGTTTATGGGATATTTTAATTTGTAAATGTTGTAATCAAACTATACAACGCAGTAATTTTAGCAGACATAAGAAAAGTCCTAAACATACTAAATTGATTGAACCTTTCATTTGTTCTATGAATGAAGCAAGTTTGCCGATTTTAGCATAAATGAAGTATTTAGGCATTTTTATAGGTTTTTGTGTTAAATTAACAAAACAACCTATTTTTTGTGGTTTTCTACAATATATTAATTTCATTTATATCTATTTAGAAATAATTATTATCTTATACTATATTATAAAATGAGTTTCTACGAGATGTCCCCTATGGGTGGTTATAATATGGGCGGTTATGGTATGGGCGGTTATAATATGGGTGGTTTTCCTATGGGTGGCGCTCCATTAACCGAAGCACAAAAAAGAGCACGAGGTTTGACGAAAGCAGAAACTGATAGGTTAATAGCAGAAGCGTTTTTAACTGATAATGCTTCAACATTAGAAGAAGCGAGGGCGTATGCGAAAGCACAAAAACCAAAAGTGAGACGACCTAAAAAGGACGAACCCGGATACAAAAAACCTGTAAAAGGTGAGTTTGCTACTATGAAAAGTAATATTCTTAAACGCATTCAGCAACCAGTTATGCGTGATGGTGTAATGGTATATCCTCCTTATAAGGGTGATTTTGGAATAAAATATAAAGAGAATTATGATAGAGGTAAAGAAGGACGAGCAATAAATAAAGAAAATGAAAGAATATTTTTACAAAAGTTGTCTGATTGGTTAGCAAGTGAACCGATAGGACGAGGTTTAGGATTGGGAGGAAACTTTTTAGATGATTTAGGAAAAATCGCAACTATCGCTACTCCTTTTCTTCTTTAAATATCATATATTTTTAGAAATATGTGAAGTTTTTTAGAAATATGTAAAGTTTTTTAAAAAGTATATAAGTGTTTTTTATTATATATGTATATAATATAAAATGAGTTTGAACTTTGAAGGTGATGGGAAACATATTGCTACAATATACACGCCAAATAATCAACCAATAAAAGAAGTTTTTGCTGATGAAGAAGAAGGTGGTTTAGATAAAATTAGATTAAATGATAATACACATTTATTTATATCAATTCAAGATTACGATGAAAATAAACAAGTAGATAGAGTTTATGTATGTGGTGAAACTGGTTGTGGTAAATCATCATTTATAAGATTATATATAACACATTTTCATCAACAATACCCTCAAGCATCAGTTTTATTATTTTCAAGTAAAAATGAAGATGAATGTATGGATAAAATACCCTACCTAAATCGTGTTAATATTGACGAAGATATATTACATAATCCCTACACATTAAAAGAAATTAGTAGTAATAGTGAAATAACTTTATGTGTTTTTGATGATATTGAAGATTTTAGTAGTAAAAAATTAAATAATGAAATAGCAAGATTAAGAGATGAAGTTTTAAGAAATGGTAGAAGTTATGGTATATTTTCAATATTCGTTCATCATAACCCTACTGATTATAAAGCAACTCGTAATATGATATTTGAAGCAAATAAAGTGGTTATATTTCCTAAAAGAAGTGGTAAAGGCACATACAATTATTTAATGGATAAAAAACTTTTACTGGATAAAGAGTGTCGTGATTTAATTAACAATTTAAAAAGTTCTTGGGTATGTATAAATAAACAAGTCCCTAAATCAATAATTAGTGATAAATATATAATGTTATGTTAATATAATATATACAAATGGATAAAGGAAGTCCAGAAGAATATTATAGTTTAAATGGTTTAGAAATGAGATATTTAAACCCTAATACCCCTGTTTTATTATATACTGATTTATATAAGTATGAAAGTCCAGAAGAGTTATTTAATGATAGTGATAGTATTATTTTATTGTATTTATTACAAAGTAAATCTGTGGGGCACTGGGTATTATTATTTAAAAACCACGAAGGATACAATTTGTTTGATAGTTATGGTGTGCCGAGTGATTTTGAACTTGATTTTTTATCTCCTGAAAAAAGAAAAGAATTAAATCAACAATACGATTATTTAACTTTGTTATTTAGGAATGTGCCTTTAATATATAATAATATACAATTACAAAAAGGAAAAAGAGAAAATTGTGGTTGTTTCGTAAGTCATAGAAACTTAAATAAACATTTAACCGCAGAGCAATATGTTAATGTATTTATTGATTATAATTTAGAACCAAATAAATATGTTGTAGATTATTGTTTTAAAAAATTAGGTTATAAATAATTATCTCTATTATATATAAAATGAGTGATGCTGATGTTGTTTATTATAATTTATCAATAGGTAATAATAACTATGAAACTGCTGGTGATGGTAGTTATAAAGAAGTAAATGCTAAAATAGATGCTGATAATAATATACCTATCTTACATAATCCAGATGAATATTATGGTTGTATTATTCGTTTTCAACTACCTATGATTACAACTCCATTAATTTCTTTTTTAGTAGAAACTCCTGTAAATGATATTAATAAAGGTATTTACACATTTACTATATGTAAAGGTTGGAAAGTTGATAAACTAACTGATTTTTTAAATGTTGAACCAGAACAAACATCTACCCCTGTTAATTTGATGTATCAACCACAAGTAATAAGACCTGAAATATATAATCCACCAGTTGGAACACCTACACAAACTATTAGTGAATATTATTTATTATATGACTATGAATGGTTTATAAATATGATGAACCAAGCATTACAAAAAGCACACGAACAACTTTATCCTGAACCTGATAATGATGAAGATTATATACCTCCACCATATTTTTCATACGATGCTCCTACTCAATTAATAAGTATTTATGTCCCAAATCAATATAGAGAAGACAATACTCTTATTTGTTTCAATAATTCATTATTACAATACTTTTTAGGTTTAACAAAAATATCTTTAAATCAAGGAAATAATTTAGCAAATGGTAGAGATAATGTTATTGTTCCTACATATAATAATAATGAACCAATTACTATTAATAATCAAGTATTTTATAAAAGTTCATATCAATATTCGTCTTATGCTTACTGGAATTGGTTAAGAAGTGTATTAATCACAACTACTATGAATGTTAATAGTGAAGCATTTTTTATAAACAACAATTCTAATAATCAAAATGTTAATTTTCAAAACATTTTAGAAGACTTTATGCCTGATTTAGCACAATCTGCTTCTGCTGGGGTTCAAAATAGTATATTTACTTATGATGCTCCAAGTTTATATCGTATTTGGTCTTTTAACCAGAAAACTCCATTATATAGAGTTAATTTAGGAATATCTTTGGTAGATACTTATAATAATCAATATCCATTATTACTACCAAAAGGACAATCCTGTAATTTTAAAATTATGTTTATTAAGAAATCTATATATTCCGGAATTAAAAATATGAAAATATAAATATTAACAATTATTATAATATAGAAATAATTTTTATCTTATACTATATTATAAAATGTCTTTTGGTAATATTGAACCTAACTATGCGAGAGTGTTAGATACACGATTGGAAGCGTTAAGTGAAAATAAGGTGTCTTATGTTCTTAAAGAAGGGTCGCAAACTACTTCATTTGTGCCTTTGGTGTCTTCATCGCATTCTACTTCAACAACTTCATTTAACCTTAACAATATTGGTGATTTTACTGCTCGTGATAGTCGCCTTGTTGTTGGTATGGATATTGAACTTGATATGACTTTTGTTAATACTTCTGCTACTGAAACAATCGTGCCTATTGGTAGTGATAATTTTGGTTTTAAGCAATACCCTATTAATCGTGTTATGTCTTCTATTCAACATCAAATTAATCAAGCATCTCAAACACTTAATACTAATGAAATTATTGACGCTATTGCTCGTCTTAACTTTCAACCTTCTAATTCTAACTTTTACAATAACACTATGCCTGATTTAATTGATAATTATGCTTCTGCTACTGGTTCTGCTTACTCTCCTCTTCAATCTTATTCATCTACTCTGGGCGGTGAAGATGTTTATAAACCACGAACATTAGGATTTACTATTGAAGGTAATAGTATTGCTCCTAATTCTACTGGTGTTGTTAAGGTCAAAGCATCTATGTATGAACCACTTATTACTCCATTTTCTAACATTAGTGCCGAAGACGCAAGGGCGTTGTATGCTATTACTGGTGAATTGATTAGCATTAATTATGTTAGTGATTTGTTTAATAATATGTTTGCTTATTCTGGTGTTGTTCCTACATCTACAAGTGTTAGTTTCGGTCAAAGTGCTAAATTGTTTTGTATTTATTTAACGCCAAAGGAAGAAACAATATCACAAATCCCTTCTACTTCTGTTTATCATTACAACGATTACTCTATTTTTTCTAATACTATCGCTTCATCTGTAAGTGCTAAACAAGAACTCCCAAATGTTTCATCGCAAGTTGTTAATTTTACTAATCTGCCTCAAAAGATTTTAGTATATGCGAGAACTTCTAACCAATCTCGTTTGTGTTCTACTCCTGATAAGTATTTGAAAATTAACTCTCTTCAAGCAACAATAGATAATGGTTCTCCTCAATTTAGCGGTGCTTCTGCTAATCAACTTTACGATATTTCTAAACGCAATATGCTCCAAATGCCTCGTTCTTCCTTTTTACAAGATGTTCTTAACGAACAAGTTGATAATTCCGGAAAAATGTATGGTTGTGGTTCAGTTATGGTTATTGACCCCTGTTATGATTTAGGCGTAAAATCTGGTGTGTCTGTTGGTTCTGGTGGACGCTTTGTCTTTCAAGTGTCTAATATTAATTTTGTTAATAATACTGATACTGACTTTGGTGCTATTACTCTATATGTTGTTGGTATTAATTCTGGTGTTCTTCTTCGTGAGGGTTCGCAATATAGAAATATGTTGCTTACTACTCCTAATGATGCTGTTAATGAAGTTTCTTCTATTCAACCTGTTTCTTATCGTGCTTATCTCCGTTCTCAACACCAAAATCTCTTTTTGATGGGTGGAGGTATTGGAGATTTTTTGAAAAAAGCATATTCTATGGGAACTAAAACTTTTGACTATGTTAAGAAGAATAGAGATAATTTAGGAAATCTCGTCCAAAGTGGAAAGAATATGTATCAAGATGTTAATAAATTGTTAGGTAAAGGTCATAATCGCTTATTTAACCAAAAACAAGATTGGGTGAGCGGAGTTTATTAATAATTTTAATAAAATATAAATATTAACAATTATTATAATATAGAAATAATTTTTATCTTATACTATATTATAAAATGTCTATTAACACTTTGATAAACAACCAAGTAGTTTTAGCGGAATTAAAAACTGCTTTAAATCTCGTTGATGAAAAGGGTGTAGAAAGCGTTAGTGCTGGTGCTGGTTTAGCAATTTCCGGTTCTGCTTCTGCTCCGCAAGTTGATTTATCTTCTAATCTTCTTCCTCTCGCTGATTACACTATACCATCTCTTAATTCTGCTGATGTTGGAAAGGTATTGTCTTTGTCTGCCGAAGATGGAACTATGAGTTTTATTAGCGATAGTTTTGCTCCATACCAAATGCCTTCTACTGCTGGTGAAGAAGGACAAATATTAGCATTGGGAAGCGAAGCAAACCAACTCGTGTGGGCGGTTGATGCCTCTGGCGGACAGATTGAAGAAATTGAAGGTGAAAATGGTATTGTTGCTACACAAAATGCTACTGGAAAAGCAGTTAATCTTCAACTTGACGCTAAACTACAACCTCTTCTTACATACCAAACTATGCCTGAATATGAAGCGGAAAATGTAGGAAAAGTTTTCAAATTAGGTGCTGAAGGTGCTATTTCTTGGGAAAGTGATACTGCTGGTGGTGCTGTTGATGAAGTTGATGCTGGTGCTTTTATTGCTGTTGATAATACTGATGCTACTAAACCTGTTGTAAAATTAGATGTCGGTCTGCCTACTATAAGCGGTCAAATATTATCTTCTACTGATGCTGGTGTTTTGTCGTGGGTGAGTGATACTGCTGGTGGTGCTGTTGATGAAGTTGATGCTGGTGCTTTTATTGCTGTTGATAATAGTGATGCTTCTAAACCTGT